ATGAAAGACGAACGCAAGCCGGCGGTCGGCTACGTCCGCATGAGCACCGACCAGCAGCAGGACAGCCCGGCCCGACAGCGACAGGACATCGAGGCCCTCGCCAGCCGGCAGGGCTTCCGCATCATCCGCTGGTACGAGGACCACGGCCAGACCGGCACCGAGTCGAGCAAGCGGCGCGAGTTCCAGAAGCTGCTCGGCGACGCCAAGGCCGGCACCTTCCAGGCGGTGCTGCTCTCGGAGCAGAGCCGCATGTCGCGGGAAGACATCTTCGACGCCATGCAGCACTGGCGGCTGTTCCGCGACGCCGGGGTGTCGATCATCACCTGCCAGCGCGGGGAACTGAAGTTCGACAACCTGGGCGGCGTCATCACCGCCATCGTCGATCAGTACGGGGCGCGGGAGGAGTCCCTTAAACTGGCCGACCGGGTGGTCAGCGGCAAGCGGCTGGCCGTGAGCCGGGGCCAGAAGCAGGGCGGCGCGCTGCTCGGCTACGACCGCGAGGTCCTCGACGAGGGCGGGCGGGTGGTGCGGCGGGTGGCCGGCACCGAGGCGTTCCAGAAGCCGATCGCCTGGTCGTCCCGGTTGGTGCCCGCCACCGACCCGAGGCCCGTCGAGGCGGTGCGGTACATGTTCGAGTCGGTGGCCGACGGCGTCGCCCTCGGCACGGTCGCCCGCGAACTCAACCGCCGGGGCCACACCACCCTGTTCGGCAAGCGGTTCAACGCCACGGCCGTGCGGCGGGCGGTGACCAACCCGACCTACGCCGGGCGGCTGGCGGCGGGCCGCAAGCGGCGGGGCAAGTTCCGCAGCCTGCACGACGACGGCGGGGTGGTCTGCGAGAACGCCCACGAGGGGCTGATCAGCCCGGAGATCTTCGAGCGGGCGCAACGGTCGCTGCGGGACCGGCGTCCGGTGCCGACCGCCCCGACGCCCGGCCGCTACCTGCTCACCGGGCTGGTGTACTTCGCCGACACCGGCCGACGCCTGCAGGGGTTCACCATGAGCCACAGCGGGCGGAAGGTCGTGCGGCGGTACTACGGCTACCCGACCCGGCTGTTCGAGGAGCACCCCGAGGAGAGCGACCGCCCGACGTTCCGGGCCGACACCGTCGAGCGGGCGGTGCTGGCCAAGCTGCAGGCGGTCATCTCCGACGCCCGGAAGATGCGGGCCATCAAGGCGACGATCAGTCGGCGGAAGAAGACGGCCGCGGCCAACGCCGGGCGGATCGAGGCCCAACTGGCCGAGGTGCGGGCCAAGATCGAGCGGGGCACGGAGAACCTCGCCCTGGCCGACGCGGCCGACATCCCCGGCATCACCCGGCTGCTGGCCGGGTGGCGGGAGCAGGAGGCGGCGTTGAAGCTGAAGCTCCAGCGGGAGCAGGGCGAGCAGGCGGCGTCGCCCGAGGCGCTGGTCATCCTCGACCGGCTCGACCTGCTGATCGGCAGCCTGTCGGAGGCGAACCGGGAGAAGCTGGCGTTCGCCGTCCGGCAGACGGTTAAGCGAATCACCCTGCGGCGGGAACGGCGCGGGTCCGGCAAGCACCGGGTGACGCTCTGGGACGGGGTGATCGAGTTGCGGGACGACCTCGGCATCGAGGCGGTGATCCCGCTGGCCGACGACGACGTGCCCAGCCCCGGCCGGTGGCGGGACGCGGCGGCGTTCGTCCGCGGGCACGGCGGCACGGTCTACGTCAACGACGTGGCCGCGGGCCTGGGCATCCACAAGGCGTTCGCGTCGCGGCTCCTGGCCCAGGCGGTGCTGGCGGGCAAGGTCCGCAACCTGGGCCACCAGAAGGGCTGGACGGCGGTCAAGTAGGCACATCCTCCAAGCACATCGGTTGTACGCACGTCTCGCGTCTCTGGGGCACCGTTCAACGTCGCGGCGGGTAACAGCAGCGGCTACAACTACGCCTCCGGTCGGCTCGACCACCAGACCTATTTCAAGGCAATCCGCGTCGAGCAGGCCCACCTCGAAGACGTGGTCCTCGACCGCATCCTCGCCGCCTGGTTCGACGAGGCGGCCCTCATCCCCGGTCTGCTCCCGCCCGGCCTCGGGCCGATCGCGGCCGTCGAACACGCCTGGTTCTGGGACGGACACGAGCACGTTCACCCCGCCAAAGGGAACTAGAGATCAGACAAATTGTCTGACCAGATTGCCCACCACGCTCGCCGACGAGTACGCCCGCCGCGGCCTCGACTGGGAGGCCCAGCTGCGGCAGCGCGCCAAGGAACTGGCCCTCGTCGCCGCGCTGGGGCTAACCCCGGCGCAGGCCGTACCGACCCCGAACCCCGAAGAGGAGCCCGACGATGCCGTCGCCACGCCGGACGACGGACGACCACCCGCCGCGACAGCTACGCCTCGAAGCCACCGCAACCATCGACGTGGAGGCTGCGGGCGAAGGCAGTACGGCCCTGCCGCGATTCCGCATGGTCGCCTACACCGGCACGCCCATGCGCGTGGCCGGCTGGCGGCACCCGGTGGTCATCGACCTGGCCGGGCTGTCGATCCCCTCGCAATCGCGGCCGATCCGCTTCGGGCACGACCCGCTCGCCGGCGTCGGCCACACCGACGCGGTGCGAGTCGAGGACGGGCAGCTGGTCGCCACCGGTCTCGTCTCCCGCGACACCCCGGCGGCCCGCGAGGTCGTCACCTCGGCCCGCAACGGCTTCCCGTGGCAGGCCTCCGTCGGTGCGGGCGTCGAGGAGTTCGAGTTCGTCAAGGACAACCAGCAGGTGCTGGTCAACGGCCGCACCTTCACCGGCCCGCTGAACGTCGTCCGCAAGTCCACCCTCGGCGAGATCAGCTTCGTCGACCTCGGGGCCGACGGCCGCACCTCGGCCAGCGTCGCCGCCACCCGGAACGCGGACGGGACCGTCGCGCCCGAGGACGACCGCGACGCGGGCGACGCCTTCACCGCCGAGGCGGTGCGGTCCCAGGCCATCGCCGAGACCAATCGCATCACAGCAGTGCGGCGGGTCTGTGCCGGGCGGTTCCCCGAGATCGAGAGCCAGGCCATCCGCGACGGCTGGAACGCCATGCGGACCGAGTTGGAAGTGCTGCGGTCCACCCGGCCGCGCTCGCCGGGCATCGGCTCAGGCGACGGCGGCGTCAGTGGGGCGGTGCTGGAGGCGGCCTGCCTCTTGACCGCCAAGCTCGACGGGGTCGAACGCCTCTACCCGGAGCCGACGCTCGAACAGGCCTCGCGCCGGTTCCGCGGCGGCATTGGCCTGCAGGAGTTGCTGCTGGAGGCGGCCTGGGCCAACGGCTACACCGGGCGGAACTTCCGCGACCACCACACCGTCCTGCGGTACGCCTTCGGCCGGGGCATCGAGGCGGCGTTCTCGACGGTGGACATCGGCGGCATCCTGTCCAACGTCGCCAACAAGTTCCTGCTCGACGGCTTCTTCTCGGTCGAACGCACCTGGCGGAACGTCTGCGCCGTCCGCAACGTGTCGGACTTCAAGACGGTCACCAGCTACCGGCTGATCGGCAAGGACCAGTACGAACGGGTCGCCCCCGGCGGCGAGATCAAACACGGCACGCTCGGCAACGAGACGTACTCGAACCGGGCCGACACCTACGGCCTGATGCTGTCCATCGACCGCCGGGACAGAATCGCGATGTTCAGTCAAGGCGATGAACTTCGCCGTCAGCGGGTGTCACCGCCGACCAGAACACCGTCGGTGACACACTACGATGAATCGTTCGGATACTTCCATCCATCATGGCACAATTCATCGCTCGAAAGGGAGTCTGGGGAATTCGTGTATCGCACTCCCCTTGGCGGGGTCGAACCTGAAATGTCAATCCCGGTATGGAAGGCCCTGTGGTATTCGTTGATCCATCAAAGACGGGCAGAACATCATCATACGTCGGGTCGGCGAACGTGGCACGACGCCAAGATGGGTTCGATACCACCACGGGGCGACCCAACGTATCGACTTCTTGATGAAGACCTGATTGGAATCCTACTCCACAGTAATCCACGCGGACCGCGTCCCGATAACGAATGGCGTAGGCATAACGCTCCAGCAGACCAATCGTGTTGGACAAGCCGTCTGGGTGCGAAATACCTAGCTTCATTCCCATTTGCATCGCCTGGAAATTCGATGCATAGCTGATATCACCGGGCTTGTTGATATCAAACGTGAAGTCCGCAGGGCCGAGATAAATGGGAACAATCCAACCTGTTTCAGGAGAACTGTCAGGACGAGAATAGCCTGCCGTTTCGCCCTCAATGTAGGGCAGGATCATAGTAAATTGACCACTGCTGCGCGGAATGTATGGCAGCAGATCGAGTCGAAATATCGCCCATCCCGGTACAATGTCGTCATGAGCCGCGGCATAGTTGTATGTCGCCAACAGAATCTGACGCATGTTGTGCTGCGTTTTCAGTCGGATGGCGGCTTCTCGTACTTTTTGGATAGCGGGAAGCAATAGCCCGATCAAGACTGCAATGATCACGATTACGACCAACAGCTCGAGCAGTGTGAATCCACGTCTCATGGCATCCTCGCGCATGGGCATTCAAACTGAACAGCATCTTGTTTACGGTAATGTGACTTCATTACTCGTCACTTTTTTGATGACCGTGCCATCCATCGCTTCGGTAGTGATCTCTAGTTTGACCTTGGTATTTGCTGGCTGAGCATTCTGTGGAAACATTTTAGTTATGGACTTTGCTGTCGCTTCGTTTGTGTTAATTGTTTTGTTGCCCACCTCGATTTCGTACTTACCATCAGCATTTTTTTGAGCATTTTGATCTTGACTTTAGCGATCCCTGTGTTGTCGGTCCACTTGAACTCGATTGTCACCTGTTGCAAATTGTTGGCGACTGGTTGCTTGATAATTTTCAGTGTCGGTCCGTCGCCCGGAATCGGTGCTTCCTCGATAGGGCCGGGGATCGGCGGCTGACTCAGGGCCACACCAGCCATGCCGAAAAAAGCCAGTGCCATCATCGTGTTCAATTGAAACATCCGTTGCATAAGACTGTTCACTCCCATGTTGTAAGTCAAGGGGAATCGCATCTTCAAGATGAATCTACCTCCTCCCCCCCCCCCCCCCCTTGTCAACAAGAAAACCAAAAATTCTCTGGAATCGTGACCTCTGGCCGGCTTCCCGCAGGCCCGCTGCACCGAGGTGGCCAACAAGCCGGTCTACGCGACGGAGCACCTGGAGGAGTTCCGCCAGTTCACCAGCGTCCTCACGCTCACGTTCAAGGTCTTCCGCAGGCTTTAGGCCGGAGACTGGAGACCGGAGCAAAAGACACAGAGAGAACACAAGGACGGTTTTGGCTACAGCCTCCAGCCTACGGACTCCAGCCTATGATCCGCATGACCTTCCGGGCCGCCAAGCAGGGCTTCTTCGACCGGGCCCTTGTGCAGCAGAAGGTGGCGAAGGCCGAGCGGAGGGTGCTGTCGCGGTTCGGGGCGTTCGTGCGGACGCGGGCCAAGACCTCGATCCGCAAGAAGAAGGGCACCAGCCCGCCGGGATCGCCGCCGCACTCGCACGTCGGCCTGCTGCGGAAGTTCATCCTGTTCTTGAGGAGTCTGTAGTCTGGAGTCCGCAGTTTGCAGCGACAACAGAGAACCCGAAGTTTTGGCTACAGACTCCAGTCTGCAGACTGGTAATGCCCGCCTGGAACGAGATCACCAACGTCAAGGACGTGACGTTGAACCTGGAGGCCGGCGAGGCCGACGTGACCACCCGCGGCAACGCCGGCTGGCGGGCGACCGTGGCCACGCTCAAGGACGGGTCCATCGAGTTCGAGATGGTCCCATGACCCGGCGCACGACGACTTCGCCGCCATCCGCGACACGTTCCTCAACCGCTCAGGCGTGGAGTTCGCGGTCATGGGCGGTGCCATGAACGTGCCCGGCTCGCAGGGGCTGCGGGCCACCTGCATGGTCACCAACTTCAGCCGCAACGAGTCGCTCGAAGAGGCTTTTCCCCTCAGCGTCACGGTCAAGCCGACCTTCTATTTCCCCCGGAGTTCCATGTACTTTTTCAGCTCATTGTGTTTGTTCATCGCGGTGTAGAGATGGATCAGCCGATCGAATGCCTCAGGAACGCGGTTACTGGCTTGAGGCGGAATGGACTTTTCGCGTTGCTTCAAGCCTTCGTAGCCCTTCACCAACAGCAGCTCGGCATCGGCATACTTTTTCTGACCCAACAGTGCGGCTCCAAGCAGTGATTGAGTGTTGAAGGTGGTCCACACATTAGGCTGCGTTTTCTCGCCGATGGTAAGGGCTTCACGGAGCATCTCCTCGGCGGTCACGAACTGATCACATTTGAGGAGTCTGGTGGCAACTTTGGCAACGAACTCAATGAAGCCAGGAGTATCTTTAGAAAAGTGTTTTTGTCGCCGAGCAACAAACTCTTTCAGTAAACGAGCGGCCTTCACTCCTTGTTTTGCGTCGCAATACGCTGCACCCAGGTTGCCCATCACGTTCAGGGTGTCGGGGTGGTCGGGGCCCAGCTTGTCCTTGCTGAGCTTGAGCGTCTCTTCAAATAGTGGAAAAGCCTTGTCAAAATAGCCAGACTGAGAATAAACGATCGCGAGGTTATTCATGGTTTGGAGGGTCTCGAAATGGTCAAGACCCAGCTTGGCTTTGCGGAGTCTTAGCGTTTCTTCCATCAGTTGTAGAGCCTTGTCTAGCTTGCCAGTATCGCCATAGCTCGCTGCGAGATTGTTCATGCTGCTGAGAGTATCGGGGTGGTCAGAGCCGAGTTTGGCTTTGGACAATTTGACAGTCTCCTCGAAGAGCTTGACTGCCTCGTCGAGCTTGCCAACGGATCGGTAGCTCCCCGCGAGGTTATTCATGCTTTGGAGGGTGTCGGGGTGGTCGGGGCCCAGCTTGGCCTTCCTCAGAGTGAGAGTTTCCTCGAATAGCGGCAGGGCCATATTGAACTGATCAGCATCCTGAAAAACCAATGCGAGGTTATTGATACTGAGCAGAGTATAGGGGTGGTCGGGGCCCAGCTTGGCCTTCCTCAGCTTGAGCGTTTCTTTGAATAGTGGCATGGCTTTGTCGAGCTGACCAGCCGATTGGTAGCTCCCCGCGAGGTTATTCATGCTGGTGAGCGTTTCGGGGTGGTCGGGGCCCAGCTTGGCCTTGCTGAGCTTGACCGTCTCTTCCAGCAGCGGCAAGGCCTTGTCGAGCTTGCCCGCAGCTCGGTAGCTCTCTGCGAGGTTGTTCATACTGATGAGGGTGTCGGGGTGGTCGGCACCCAGCCTGTCATTTCTCAGCTTGAGCGTCTGTTCTGTGAGCGGAAGAGCCTTGTCGATTTGACCAGTAGTTCGGTAACTTTCCGCGAGGTTGCTCATGCTCTGGAGGGTGTCGCGGTGGCCGAGTCCGAGCTCGGCTTTACGCGTCTCCAGTGCCTTCTGGAACACCTCGATCGCCAGTTTCCCTTCCCCCAACCCCAGCAGCGATAAGCCGAGTGTGTTTTGCACGTCGGCTACTTCGAGTGGGTCACCGATCGACGAGCCTTCCAGTTCCTGTACCGCTTTTACCAAATTCTGTCGCAAGACGTCCTGTAAAGGCCGACCGCTCTCGGCAATCGCCTTGGGTTCCAGGCCGGCGAAGATCGACCCAAGAATCTCGTTTCCCTTTTTGGCATAAGCCAGATTGGTTTCCGCCTGTTTTCGACGCTGTTCGGCTTCGGCGAGGGCCTTCGTTTCCGCCTGTAGAGCGAGGACCTTTGCATCCCGTTCGCGGGCCGCCTCCTGACGGGCTTCGGCTTCGGCATCAGCCCGACGTTTTTCCGCCGTCTGGGCCATGGTCGCCTCGACCAAACCCCAGGTCGTGCCGAGGATGCCGACCAGCAATACCACAGCAACGAGGCCACCGGCCCCTTGAACCACGCGCCGACGCTTCGCCTGCTCAATGGCTTGCGTTTCGGCTCGGGCCCGATCGGTCTCGGCTTGTTTCAATCTCGCATCTACCCCCGCCCGGTACGCCGTCACCTCCGTAGCCACTTCCCGACCATCGGCCGGTCGTTCATCAGGCTTCGCGCCTATGCAACGAAAGGCGAGTGTGATCAGCTCCGCATCGGCTCCGCAATTGGCCACTCGCTCTCGGACTTCGTCCAGGTCCGCATTGGCCGCCTTGGCGATTGTTTCATGAACTGTCGTGCCGACCAAGGCCGGCTGCCCCGTGAGAATCACCGCCAGGATCGAGCCGAGGGCGAAGACATCGGCCCGAGTATCGACGACTTCGCCGCGGGCCTGCTCGGGTGCCATGTAGCCGGGCGTGCCCATGATCACCCCGGCGGCGGTATGTTGGAGGTCCTCGGCTTCGGGGGACGTTTCCGCAGACTCGCGGTCTGGCCCCGACAGCTCTTTCGCCAACCCCCAGTCCATGACTTGCACTTCACCGAACTCGCCGACCATTACGTTGAGGGGCTTCAGGTCGCGGTGGAGGATGCCGCGGGAGTGTGCGAAGCCAACGGCCTGGCAGATCTGCTCGAAGATCTGGATATACCGTTGCAGATCGTCCTGTGGCGAGGAGCGCTTTTTCAGCAACTCCCCCAGCGTTTGGCCTCGTATGAACTTCATGGTCAGCCACGGCGTACCGTCGTCGAGTGTACCGAGAGCATGCACCGGCGGGATGTTCGGGTGCGGCAGCCTGGCCGTGATCTTCGCCTCAGTAATGAACCGCTCGGCGTTCGCCCCGGGCAGCAAGGTCTTGATGGCGACTTCGCGATCCAGCGTGAGATCGTGCCCGGCGTAAACGCAACCCATGCCGCCTTTGGCAATCTCCGCCGAGATGCGATAGCCAGGGATCTTCGGGGCATCGGCAAACGGAGCGGGGCTGTACGGCCCCATGGCGTTGGTCGAAAGCTCTTGGCTGACGTTGACCGTGTCCGGCTGCGGCTGGGCTTCGTGATTGACGGTGCGGTACGGATCGAGCGACGGTTCGGGCGACGGCATGGCGAATCTCCACCCTGACGGATTAGGGAAACTTTAACGGCTAATCTACTACATCCCGACGCAGAGCCGCAAGGGTGGTTTCTTCAAGAAGGTGTGGGCGCGGGTCAAGAGCGTGTTCACCGGCAAGGACGCCGGCGAGGAGATCGCCCGCATCAACGACGAGATCGCCGCCGAGGACAACGCCATCAACGCCCGCCGCGACGCCGCCGTCAACGAGCGCGAGGCGGAACGCCAACGCCGCCGGGCGGCCATCGAGGGCGAGCGGGCCGGGGTCGAGGACGAGCTCAACCGCATGCAGGCGGCCGAGCGGGCCGAGCGGGAGAAGCGCAAGCAGGAGGCGCTCGCGGCCGGCGAGGCCGACATCGCCGCCGCCCGCCAGGAGTGGGAGGACGCCCTCGCGGAAGCGAAACGCAAGCGCGAGGAGGCCGACGCCCGGGTGCCGGAGCGGATGAAGCGGCCCGACTTTCCCGAGCTCGACGAGGTGGCCGACACCGCCCGCGAGAAGGTGGACATCCAGGGCACGTTCAACGCGATGGCCGTCCGCGGTCTGGGGGCCGAGTCGCTCAGCGAACGCACCGCCAAGGCGGCCGAGCAGACGGCGGCGAACACCAAGAAGCTCGTGCAGGAGGCCCAGCACGGCGGCCTCGTCTTCGCGTGAGGGGCTGATGGCGATCATCATCGAGAAGTTCGACAGCCGCGAGTCCACCGTCGGGATCGACAGCCCGTCGGTCGACCTGCAGTTCATGGTGCTGGGCACCGAACTCGACGCCGAGGTGCGGGCGCTGGTCGAGAGCACCATCCCGGCCATCTACGCCAACCTGGTGTTCCAGAACTACCACATCGCCCATCAAGGCGGCGGCATCTGGGAGGTCTCCGTTCGCTTCGGCAAGGTCGAACCGAAAGAAGCCGGGGCCAGCAGTTACAGCTTCGACACCGGCGGGGGCAACCAGAAGATCACGCAGAGCCTGGAGTCGGTGGCGAGCTACGGCGACGACCCGCCCGACTTCCAGGGGGCCATCGGCGTCTCGACCGACTCGGTCGAGGGGACCGACATCACCGTCCCCGTCTTCAACTTCACCGAGACGCACTACGTCCCGGTCGCGCTGCTGACCGGGGCGTACAAGGTCGTGCTGTTCTACCTGACTGGGCGGGTCAACCACGCCCCGTTCAAGGGGTTCGCCCGCGGCGAGGTGCTGTTCCTCGGCGCGTCCGGCTCGCAGCGGGGCCCACACTGAGAGTTGGGGGACTGGGAGATCGCCTTCAAGTTCGCCGCCAGCCCCAACGCCACCGACCTCACGGTCGGCGACATCACCGGGATCGAGAAGAAGGGCTGGGAGTACCTGTGGGTGCGGTACGCCGACGCCGAGGACGAGGAGACGCTGATCAAGCAGCCGGTCGCGGCCTACGTCGAGCGGGTCTACGAGTACGGCAACTTCGCCCTGTTGGGCATCGGGGTG